AATTCAAAAATTAAAATAAAAATGGCATACGCAAAGATTGAAAATAATATTGTCGTTTTTAAGACATACGAAACAGATTCATCTCTTACAGAAATACCAGACAATGTTTGTTGTGGGATGATACAAAATGACGATGGGTCATTCAGTAATCCAGTAAAGCAGTTTGATGAAGAAATGTTTAAGTTAAGGCATGAAAGAAACCAACTACTACAACAAACAGATTGGATGGGTAATTCTGATGTTACTATGTCAACTCAATGGACAACCTACCGACAAAGCCTTAGAGATATAACAAACGGACTAACTACAGTAGCTGATATAGAAACAGTTACTTGGCCCACTAAACCCGAATAATAATCATGCCTAGTATAATTCAGACTGATACTTTAAAAAATGCTTCAGCAAGTAAGACCCTAGTAGAATATTCTTCTAGTGCTTGGAGTTGGGGAACACCCCCTGCTGGTACTGTTTTACAAGTTTTACATTTTCAAGATACTGAAACAAATGGACTTGATGCTAGCTTTACAAATTTATATGAAAAATCAATTACACTAAAAAGTGCAAGTTCTGATGTTTATATAACTTTTCAGGTAAACTATCAGCTAACTTCAGGGCAAGGTTTTGGATTTAGAATTTATAGAAATAATAGCGCAACTGTAACAACATCGCATACTGCGGTTTGGACAATAAATCCTGAAGATGGAACTGGTACTTATAGTGTATATAATGGGAGTAGTTCGCAAGTAAATGATAATTTCATAGCAAACGCAAAAGATACTTTAAGTGGGTTTTCTGTTGGCGATACTTTGTATTATGGATTGTTTTTTAGAATATATATAAACTCAGGTAATCCAATGCAGATTCCAACTAATAGTTCAGCAGGGGGTAATGGAGCTTTTGTGATGAGATTAATGGAGGTCCAAAAATGAATAATCCTAATATTGTGGATGCTTTAATTGCATTAGGTTTTAAATCAGGTTGGAAAATTAAAGAAGGCAAAATTGTTAAGTGGTGGTCAGAAAAATCACAACCAACTGAAGAACAAATCCAAGCCAAGTTAAGTGAACTCCAAGCAGAATACGATGCCAAACAATACCAACGAGACAGAGCATCCCAATACCCAAGTATCCAAGACCAACTTGATATGCAGTACCATGATCAAGTAAATGGAACGACAACTTGGAAAGACAGTATTGCTAAAGTCAAAGCAGACAATCCGAAGCCTGAATGAAAACACTAGAAGAGATCGATGCTGAACTGATTCAAGTTCAAAACAAAATTAATGAATATTACGCAATTCAACAAAGATTATTAGGTTATAAACAGGCATTGATCGATCAAGAAAATGGCACTGGAGAAAGCACTGGTTCCGATTGATTTAAGTGGGTCAATTGACACTAAAACAGATCAAAAACTTGTACTCCCTTCAAATTTAGTTGAACTGGAAAATGGTGTTTTTACTCGCGGATCTACCATCACAAAACGCTACGGTTACGACGCGCTCGGCACAGAAGTTTTAGACGGCACGGCATTACCAACCGGCGAAGCACTTACCTCATTAGAAGACGAGCTGCTCGTTTTCGGCAGCAACAAACTTTATAGCTATGCATCAGGATTGACGAAGTGGGTTGATCGCGGAGGTTTCCGAAGTGTCGACGCAACAAGCCAGGATCTGATTAGAAATGAAAACGAACAGTCAGCAGTAGATTCAGCAGAGTCTAATGGGATCATCCTTTATGCATGGGAAGACACCAGCGGCGGCATCCGCGCCAGTGTGGTCGACTCAGGCAATGACGTCATCATATTGGAAGACGTCCAGGTAACGTCGTCAGGTACACTGCCGCGTTGTGTTGCACAGGGAAAGAACCTGACCGTCATCTATGTTGACACCGTTTCCGGCAGTGTCATTAAATCCAGGCAGGTCAATACAGACAATCCACAAGCGTTTGACAGCGCGAATTCTATTGCCTCTGACATCAGCACCGGAAACAGCATCTTTGATGTTCACGCATATGATTCAACGGATGGCAGCGCGGTCCTAGCATATGCAGACAATAGTTCTACAACGAAGGTTTGCTATGTAACGAGCAGCGGTGTTCAGGGCGCATTGGCAAACGGATTTCCTAATATCGTTACCATATCCACGCAGCCGGAAGACGCGATCAGCATCTACGCAGACAAAGATACGGCAACGGATATTTATGTCGCAATGTCCAAGAATAGCGACAGCAGCGGCCTTAAAATTTACAGACTTGACACAGACCTCAGTACGACGGCAAACACTGCCAGCTCAGATGCGACAGAGATCAAGAGAATCGGCATGGTTTACAATTCTGCCGGCAACCTAGACGTCTACTATGAACACAGTGCTGCCGCGACTTATAACCATAAATTGAACCTCAGAGTTTACAACACAACATCAAACACTACTGGATCTGCGTCGGTCGTCATGCGCAGCGTCGGATTAGTCAGTCGCCCTTTTTTGTATAGTGGGACAACCTACATTTTTGTGCTTCATGAATCTAGCCTTCAACCGACTTTTTTCCTAATCGATAGCAGCGGTTTGGTCCTTGGTAAATACAAGCAGAGTCTTGCTGGTGCATTATCAACAAGGCCAGTGCCTGCGTCATTTACGAACATCACATCAGGAATCTTTGAGCTGCCTGTCCAGGTTACAACCAGATTGGAATCACGCGACGATGACGTCTATGGCCTTAAAGGCTTGGCAAGAATCAAAGCTGATTTTGTCGGCGGCAGGACATTTCTGAATAAAGAACTGGGTCAGGTGTTGGCAATTGGTGGCGGATTCCTATCAAGCTACGACAGCCAAGTCATTGACGAACTAGGTTTCCATATTTTTCCGGAAAACGTCAGCAGCAACACTGCGACCAGCGGTGGATCACTGGCTGATGGCACGTACGGATACAAGTGCATTTATGTATACACAGACGCCAAGGGACACATACACAGGTCTGCTCCCTCGGTTGCAGTAACACAGGCCGCGTCTGGTGGCGGAAATTCAATCAACACTTTGACGATTCCGACATTACGAATCACAGACCATGCAGCCGTCACGATAGAAGTTTACCGGACAGTGACGCTCGGCACGCTGTACTACAAGATTGGAACTGTAGCAAACGACACAACAACGGACACCGTTTCATTTGCTGACAATGGAACAATCAACGACACCTCGCTAGTTGCCAAAGAGAATCTCTATGTAAACGGCGGAGTTTTAGAAAACATTGCGCCGCCAGCAACATCAGTTCTTGGAACATTTGGTCAAAGGATGTTTGCGGTCAGCTCGGAAAATCCAAACGTGATGCACTTCAGCAAGCAGCAGGCAGGAACGAACGCGATTGATTTTGCTGACACGTTTACGATTACAGTGCCTGAAGCCAAAGAGATTACCGGCCTGCAGCAGATGGACGAAAAGCTGATTATTTTTGAGGAGAACCGTATTTTTGCCATGACCGGCGACGGTCCAAGTGCTACCGGTGACCAGAACAATTTTTCTGATCCTGCACTGATTACATCTGACGCCGGATGTAAAGAGCCGCGCAGTATTGTGCTGATTCCTCAAGGCATCATGTTTCAATCTAACAAAGGCATTTACTTGCTAAACAGATCCCTCGAAACAGTTTATTTAGGTGCAGCAGTTGAGGCATACAATAGTCAGGTGATAACCAGCGCAGAGCTGCTACAAGATCAAAATCAAGTGCGGTTTCTCAGCAGTGACGGCACTACTTTGGTTTATGATTATTATTTTTCTAAATGGTCGACGTTCTCAGACCATCAAGGATCAGGTGCAACGGTCTGGAAGAAAACCGGAAACTATGTGTACCTAAGAACGGACGGTCAAGTCTGGCAGCAGTCTACGAACTACACTGATTCAGGCGCTCGGTATCCGCTGAAATTGACAACTGCATGGATTAAAACCAACAACATCCAAGGTCTGCAAAGGTGCAGAAAGGCGTTTGTTTTAGGCGATTATAAGTCGAAACATAACCTAAAAGTGCAAGTTGGGTACAACTACGAGCAGTTTTTCCGCGAAACACACAATTTCAATTACTCGTCTGATCTCGGCATCAACAATTTTGGTGATGAAAATCCATTTGGTTCTGAGGTTTTTGGTTCAGGAACATCAGAAGTTAGTGATGGCGTCTACCAGTTTCGCATGAACCTTGGAACACAGAGATGCGAATCCATACGATTTACAATAGAAGACGGCGAAGACTCTTCTGCAACTGCACCCGAAGTCGGACAAAGTTATTCAATCAGTAATCTGATGCTTGAGATTGGCATGAAGCCGTCTGGCATGAAACTCCCAGCACAAAAATTAGTATGAACCTCTTATCAAGCTTGATGCCTGCGCAAAATCAAATGCGCTCGCCATTGTCAGACGAAGAGCTGCAGCGACTTGCTGCAATGCTACAAGAAAAAGGTGAAGGGCTTGCTGCCATAAATCCTAAAGAAGCGCAGATGCTGAAGGACGCCGGTGGATCTGGAAAGGCTTTGCCAGGAACCATGGGTCTTGGAGTTGGAGGTGGACCGATAAGGAGCTACGAAGAAGATGATGATCAAGGAGATGACAGCAGAGAAACTGGGTCAACTGGCAATACAATATCTGAGTCTCAATCTAAAAAAATTAGAGAAAGAAGAATAGAGGCCCATCATAAGGCATATCTAGAAAGTCTAGAAAAAAACAATCGCAACAACGACAACAACAACAATACTTTTTTTACTCCGCCAAAACCAAGATTTGGACCTGACGACGATGGCGGAATGCATTTTACCAAAGCAGAACTGGATGCAGCAAACCGTAGGATACGCCTAAGAAAAGCCGGTGAAAATTTAGCGACAGAAGCAAAGACATTTACCTCTGACCAGACGTTTGACCGTTGGTATGCCGCCAACAAATCTAAGTATGAAGGTGTTCCAGAAGAAGAAATTAAAAAGCTGTTTGAGAATGAAATGCAAGCTGTCAGGTATGAAGGCGTTGCACAATCTGCGCAGCTCAAAGAAAGAATTGTCGACAAGTTTAATCGTCGTTTTTTCACTGCATCAAATGAATTTGAGCGAAAAGCTGATGGCACTATAGAAGAAAAGATTCCAACCACGTTTACAGAAGCAGACGCGGTATTGCTTGAAGAATTTCCAGATGACTATGGCAGGCTTTCGCTACAACAAAGGCGTGCCTTGTTTGATGCAGCCGTCAATGATTTTACGCGGCAAAATCGATTTACGCTGACAGCAGAAGAATTAGCGCGTTTTCAGCGTGCAGCTCCGACGGTAGATGCTGTCGGTGACATGCAAGCACCGCAAATCACTGAAACCCCACAAGCAGATACTGTCACCGTTGGCGAGATAGATCCTGCAGGCCGCACCGAGATTGTTTTCACGCCTGATGTTGAGCGTGATTACATAGACAAAATCCGCAAAAACGAAAATGAACTGGTTGACATATTGAAGCGGCGTGTTGCAGGCGAAGCACCGTCACCAGCAGAGCTGCAGCTCAATCAGCAGACAGAAAAAAATGTCCGGCTTTTAATGGGATCAATTGCTGGTGCGGAAGCAGATCCTGGTAAACGCAGACAATTGTCACAAATTTTTGCAGATGTTCAGCAGGTTGCAGTTGGACAGGCAGCAGAACTCCGTAGCCAGGAACAGATAGCAGCAGAGAACAGACTTGTGCAGCTTTACCAGCAGCAAGGTACGCAGGAAGTGTCGATTGCTTTAGCAAAACTGGCAGCAGAAAAAGAGAAAGCATTTTTGCAGGGCAACCTGGATCAGGCGCGAGAGATTGCCATTATGGAATCCAACATGACTAGGGTTGCAACACAGGCATCTCTGGACCGCGATGTAAGGCTTGCAAACCTGGAGACAAAGAAAAATCTGCTGATTAAGAACGGCGACTACGCACTTGCGACCAGGATGCAGAATCTGCAGAAAGAAATTGTGATCTCAACAACAAATGCAGAAATCGCGTTGAAATCAAGAAGCATGGACGACGCATTGGCAATGGCTCAGTTCATGGCAGACCAAGGTCTTGAAGGCATGGAAGTGCAGATAGAGCTGGCAGAAATGGATGCTAGGCTGAAAGAAGAATTAGCCAAGCTGGGATACGACACGCAGGAAAAGATTGCAGCACTAGACCGGAATCAGCAGATGGTACTTGCTGAGATGAATGCAGCCATGCAGCGCAGTGCTAATAATCAAAATCAACAAAACGCAATACTTGGCGCAGTTGCTACGGTAGCAGCAGCATGGTTGACGTCTGACCGGCGTGCAAAGAAAAAAATCAAACCGGCAAAAACTAAAGCCCAGGAATTTTTGGACAGCCTGAAAGCCTATTCATATGAATACAAAGATCCTGATCAACCTGGAGCAAAACACGGCGAGATGCTTGGCATAATGGCCCAGGATCTTGAGAAAAC